GGTGAATCCGAACAAGCACTCAAAGTTGGCGAAATGCTTACCAGTCGCAGCATTGAAGTGGCGACGATAACCCATCGTGATGCCGTTGCTTGCAGACACTTGCTCGGCAGCGAGGTATTCGCCGGGGGCTTGTGGCTCAAGATAGCGCATGGCGATGGCGATCGCGTCTGGGTGAACAGCGAAACCACCGAGCTTGGTCAGACCATTGGCCGGGAGGATGTTCGACTCATACATCGACATGCCGAGGAGTTTCGGAATCTGACCATCACGGACTGCTTCGGCACCACCGTAGTTGAGGGCTTGAGCAACACCAGACGAGGTGAGCAGACCGGTGTAGACTTCGCTGTCCGAGATGAACGACAGGCGATCGGTCGGGACATTGCGCTGCACAAGTGCTTTGCGGAGTGCGCCGATTTGAGCGATCGTGTAGTTTGCACCAGCGGTCGTGAGAACAGCGGCACCAAAGTTGGCAACCGTGATTGCGCTCCAGATGTCGGTGAGGACGATACGAGCGAGGGCTTCGCCGGCTTGGATGGCGAGGTTGTCCATCACAGCAGCACTGCTGTTGGCAACTTGCACATCGGTAAGGTCGATCGAGGCGATGCGGTGTTTGTCCATCGACACGGTGGCGAATGTGATAGCGCCGCCGCCAGTTTCGTAGCTGTTGTTGAAGGTCGTAGCAGTGATTCCGCTGATGAGCGGAACGATAACAGCATCACCTTTGCGACGAGCCTCGTCAGAGAAGTCTTTGGTGAATGCGTTGAGCGGGGTGAGCTTCGCCACAAACGCCTGCATGGCGACTTGGGAGAAGATTTTATCGTTGAGGGCAATGGTAGCCATAATAGTTCAGTGTTGTAGATTAGATTTTGTAGCGGTTATTGTCTGCGAGAATCTCGGCCTTGTGAGCGGCGAAATATTCGGCAGCGTCAGCAGGTGAGAGTTTTGCCATGACAGCAAGGTGGCTCGGTGGTGCCTCGTTGTTGTCAGCGGCAAGAGCAAGAGGAGCAGGGTGGCCGGTGGCAGCGAGCAACTCGGATGCTTTGGCCGAAACCTTCTCTTCGGAAACCTCGGTAGCCTCTTCCAATTCCTTGATGGTTTCGGAATCAGCGATTGCCTTTGCTTCAAATTCAGCAACAGCAGATTGTGCCGCAGCCAGATCGTTTTGAAGTTGTGCGTTCACCTCAACCAGACCAGTCAACTCATCGACTTTCTGGGTGGCTTTTTCGAGTTCAGCCCGGAGGGTGTCATTTTCGAGGATCGCTGCTTCGATTTTTGCAGCTTCATCGTTGCCCGGGAACAATTTTGCGAGGATTCCAGTCATGCCATTAGTTGTGTTGTCAAATTCTTCTTCTTCCTTTTCCTTGCCGTCCTTGAGGATGACATCGACAAATCCATTTGCCTTTGCCTCTTCAGCGGTCATCCAAGTCTCGGCATACATCATCTTGCGGATTTCCTTTTCATCGCCGCCAGTCCGCTCGGCATAAATTCCGGCAATCTCTGCGCTGATGCCTTCCAACAAATCCGATTGTTTCCGTAGGGATCGGGAATCACCGACTGCAATGGTCGATGCCTCATGGATCATAATGCGGCTACCAGCAGTCATCCTGCGCTTGTCACCTGCCATCAAGATCACGCTGCCCATCGATGCTGCCAGACCATTGACGGTCGCAGTGACCTCGACTCCTCGGGCCGACATCGAGCGCAGCGCATTGAAAATCCGCTGACCTTCAAAAACTGACCCGCCGGGCGAGTTGATTTCAACCTCGACAGATTCCAAGGCATCGTCGGCAGAGCATACCACCTCACCGATGCACATCTGGGCGACCACCGCAGCAGGCCCATAGAGTTTGTCTAGGTCATCGATGAGCTTATCAGCACTCTCCTTGTAAACGCCGGAGTTGAGTTTTACCTTACCGGCTCGGTTTTCGATGTGAATTTCCATTTCGTTAGTTCGTTCGTTGTCAAGTTGTCAGCTTCAGTTGGTTTGAGGTCGATTGGCATCGTCTAAATCATCATCTGAATCTTCATCATCGTCATTCGATGATCTGCTTGAGTTTCCATTGCTCGGTGCCATCTCGTTAGGCGTGAGCATCGACATCTCACGGTCGTCAATATCTACACCGTACAGGTCAGATGCGTCTCGGGCCGCGAGTTTCCGCAGCGCAACTTCCTGCGCTCGTTCTTGATAATGCGATTCAAGGGTCTTGCCGCGCATCGACACGATGTCCCGCAGGTTTGCCGCGCCCATCTTCCAGAGCGCTTCAAGTTCCTTGGTGATGCGACCATCATCGATCGTGAGTTTCGGCGGGGTAGAAAAATCCCAGTTATACCAATCCACGGCAGCAGGCAGATCGCCTCGTTTCTGCATCTTGCTGATCGCATATCCGATGATTCGACGGGCAGCGTAGAACAGCAGATCCTGACGATCCTCGATCGATCGTTGCGCCATTGCAATCTCGGTGCGTTGAGCGGTGCCACCACCAGATGCGTGACCATCGTAGAATGCCATCGGCCAATTCAGACCGGCAAATGCCGATTTGAGCAGTCGATTGTGGAAATCAAGAAATGGATTGCCCGGACGATTGTTGACCAGAGTCTCAATCTTGCCACCCGAGTTGCTGCGGAAATACCGAACGGTGCCACCATCCAGACTCTCGACCGTCATGCCCTTGGTTGATTCGGTGCTACCGATCAGCGCATTATATGGGTCATCATGGTCTGGGCCGCCGGTGTCGTTGTATTCGACCAGTGAGATCGATGACATTTGAAGCATCGCCAACCTTTCCCACTCGGTCGATTGGATCATATCGCGGCAATCGTTGATGCAATGCGTCAACGCAGTCAGTCCGCGACTCTGATATTGCCACTCGGGATCAAACAGGTGGATGACATTTTGCGCCGGCAACCACTGGTCGAGTGCGCCAGACTTATCACAGAATGCGTATTCCTTTGCTTCACCGCTTGCAAAGTAGATGATGCCGTCTTGAAGCGTCCCACCTCGGTATTGTTTGCCATCGCTGAATCCTTTCGGTGTTGCAATGCGATGACTCGGGATGCCTTGGTATTGCGGGAATCCAGTTGCGGTTTCTGTGAGCAAAATAAAAATCTCACCATCGATGTCGATCGAGGTTGACCATCCGAATAGGTTGGTTTTGAGGTCGTGCATGCCACCTCGGGAATCACCAATGCGGTAGAATACATCGGTCAAGAAGTTGGTCGCTGCGGCACCGAATACATCATCCAGACCTTTGTAGATCGGGACGAATGCTCGACCGACCGCATACATTCCGCGTTGATTGATCGCATTTTTGATCGGGCCGAAATTCAGATAAATCCTTCGGGCATGAGATTGCAGGGTCACGCGATCGACCGATGGAACCAGATCGCTGATGTCCTTTTTCTCGGTAGGCTCCCATGGGCGATAACGAGTTTCCTGCGCTGCCCTTGCCGCTTTGTAACTAACCTGCCTGCCGAATTGATCGAGTATTGCCATGTTTTCGTATGTTAAAATCGACCAAGCGAGCGGGATTGTGACGGCACAAATCCATTGCTCAAATAATCCAATGCCCAGCGCAGCGCATTCTGGCGATCAGACTCATTAAGTCCAACCATCTTTTGCATCGTGACAGAGTTCTTTGTGGCACTCGTAATCGAATCCAAACCACCTTTTGTCAATGCACCGGCGACCGATGCGTCGAATGCTGACCGTATCGATGCGATCCGCTGGGGGTTGCCCTGCGCGTAGTAAAATAAATTTTTCGCAACATCTTTAGGATTCGCCGCCATCTATTGTGCCGAAATGTCAAACATCAAACCCCGGTATCAGTTTCAGCATCAGCGCAGCCACAATCTGCATCGACTCGACATCCCATGCGTGGTTATTGTTCCGAGTCCTAACCCATCGATATTCGACCTGCTTGGTTTTGCTGTTAGTCACCTCGCGTTTCATCTCGGAATCGATCTGCTTGAGGAAGTCCGATGACGCATCATCCGGGATATCCCATGACCCTGCCTTGCCGATTCGGTGAGCATGCAGGATGTCCTTGATCCGATCTGATGCCCAGTGGGCATACCGAGCCTTGCCACCACTCGATGCGGTTGCATCTTGAAACCGGGTAAATGGTCTGTGAGTGATGTCACCATTCTGCTTCTTAAACGCGAACGATTTCTGACCCGATCCATGCAGTGCCGTCCAGTTCATCCGGGCGCAGGCCGAGTAAACCTGATCGGTGTCATACTGGGCATCGACAAAGACACATTGCGGTCGGATTCCATATCGGATCGCCACATCATGCACGGCATCGAATGTCTCAAGTCGCCCATACCAGAGCTGCATGCTTTTGCCACTTGCCGTCCATGCTCGGACACCGGCCCAAAAGTGATCTCGCTGCTTGTCCACCGTGAGGAATCGCTGCGCCTCATCCTCGATCTTTTGCCCGGCAGTGAATTCACCAGTCAGGTATCCATTGCCCACCAATTCCACCCGGTTATCTGACAGATCCTCTTCCCATGCTTCAGCCAATCGTTTCTGGATAAACTGCCGGAGTGGGTCGATGTTGCCAACCTTCATTGCTGCCTTTGCCTCAAGCCATAGCAACACTACCTCCCAAAGCGGTTTTCGCCAGTTGCACAGGACATTGTAATGGAATCCCACATGCCCCGGCAGTCCCGATCCGCTCGGAACATACCGGCCACACTCGGCTAATGCCCGACGAGGTTGCGGCGAATCTGGACACTTCCAATCGCAGTCAGCATTCTGGCACCGCAGCACCGCAGTCTGCGCCCGAGTTAGCGGATCGAGTGACTCATCGTCCGAGTATGTCACATTCGCCCACGCCCATGGCTGAACCGTCCCGCAGGATGGGCAGTCGAAACTAAATTCACGCTGGTCAGTATTGCCCCATGCCTTGTCAAGGTCGTCACCTTTGGCACCCGCCTGCGACAGGATGAAAAACTGCCGATTCCACCTGTCATGCAATCGACCTCGGGCCTCGTTGAGCATACCGGCTCGGTATTGCCATGCCTCATCACAGAACACCCGGCGCATCGATTTCGATTGCAGGCCGGAGAGATTCGCACCAGTTAGGAACAATGACATAGACGGAAAAAGAATCTCCATTTTGCGTTTCTTGTGCCGGTCTTTCGGCAGCAGCGCAGCGGTTTCCGAGGTGTTCTGCACGGCATAATCCATGCGAGTCTCGGCCCAGTCCTTCAAATCATCATCGGTCTGACCCACCAGCAAGGTCGGCCCGGGATCTTCACTGATTATGTAACATAATCCTGCCTCCATGAATGTCGTCTTGCCAGTTCCGATCGGTGCCAGATAAACGACCTCCTTCACATCAGGCGCAGATACGACATCGAGGGGTTCGCGTTGCCATGGCGCATTCGCCACATGATACCGAGGGGTCAGACCATCCATGATCACCACGCGATTCGATGCCCACTCACTAGGCGAGAGGTCAGATGGTGGGCGAAAGTTGCGGAAAAACGCTAACTTAATCCGCTGCACTGTCGCCTGTGATTGGCGACTTGAGTCGTTCACCTTCGTCATAAATTATCTGAATCACCTGCGCCGACTTTTCGGCAATCGTGCGTTTCATTCCGGCAGCATCTAATCCCTCAAGCATTGGTGGCAAATCTGCCTCCATCCGCTTGATCGCATTTCGAACGACAGACGCGATCGCATCCATGCCATCCTCGATGTGCGCCAGACTGCAATACCGATTCTGCTCGACCTCCAAGGCATAGCCAGACCGCAAAGCATCGATCTGCACCTTTAGAGTCCGAGCGTCATTATATGTCCGCGCCGCCTTGACCTGCCGAACCAGTTCCTCCAATTCATGAGCATCACCGACCGTTTCCGACCGCTCGATGTTCCGCGCACCATCGACTTTGCTTTTTTGCAGGAATCCGATGTA